CGATTTCTGGTTCTTATAACAACCTCAAATCAATTAAGTCTAACGTTGGTCTTGGAACTATTAGACTTTCCGGAACCAATATAGAGAAGTTTGTAACTCAATCTGGAGAAACTACTCAACTCTTCATAATTGGTGGAACTGGAACTGAGAAATATAACAAACGTTTCCAAGGTATTCCTGGAATTATTCAAATTTCAGGAAAAGATACTGTATTCCCTAATGTCAAGATTATTCCACATTACGGTAAAGATAAGAATATTGGTGTTGGGACTACTGGTATTCAACTTTATGGTGGAAGTATTGATCATTCCAATAGATATCCAGATCCCGGTGGTGGTTTACCTGCAGGTTCTGGTATTGGGACCATCAGAATTAACGATGATACACAACTTACCTTTTATAGAGCAAATATTCCATATATTTCTAAGAATGGATTATTCAAAGTTTCTGGAAGAGGTAATGAAAGTTATGTAAGAAGAACTTATATTGGAGTTGGCACCGCAGTAATAACTGGAATTTCTTCAACAAGAAAAATCTCAGTATTTACTGGGGTTGGTTCTGGAACAGTTAATATTGATCAAACCCAAACTCTTTCGATATTTAAACAAACTAGACGTTATGTAGGATTGACTAGTATTGTTATTGAACAATCCAATTCTATTAAGAAACAGATTCATGCCTATAGAGGATCTGGAACTATTACAGAACTTTCTGGTTCCGCAAATTCATTTGCTAGAATTTCTAGAACTAATACAATACTTTATAACTTCTCCGGAAGTAGTTCTGTATATAAAGTTTCCAATCCGACAGAAAATACGCAACTCTTTAATATTTCTGGAACTTATAATAATCTTCAGAAAACTAGTTCTGATGTTGGTATCGGTACGTTTGCAATTAGTGGTTCAGTTACAATACAAGTGCAGTCTGCAGTTTCTGCAACTGGATTATTCAAATTTATAACCCATACTTCTGATAATGTTTATGATACTGTAGATTCAACAGTATCAGTTGATTACGTTGATGCTGCAAGAGTTAAGTTTATTGCAAATTCTCCAGAAAATACGCAACTCTTTACAATATTTGGATCTGCAATTACTTCCAAGAGAGTTTCTCGTTCTTATGTTGGTATTGCAGGCACAGTCATACTTTCTGGAAGTGCAATCAATATTAAGAAAACTAAGTCTTATGCTGGCATTGGAACTATCTTTGAAATATCTTCTGGTAGTTATAAGGATATTCGTTCCTATAAAGGTTCTGGTTCTATTACAATTCTTTCTGGTTCTGCAAAATCTTCTACCAAAAAACCAGTTACTACCTCAGTACTCTATACTATCTCCGGTATTTCATCTACCAAAATTAATCATATTGTCAGAATTTCTGGAATTGGTACTGTTAGGCTTTCGGGAATTTCAACAACTAGAAAACTTTCAAGAGTTTCTATTTCTGGAATTGGAACAATTCAACTTTCCGGTCAACTTCTATATCCCAATATCAAATTTGTACCAGCTCCAAAAGCAACGGGATCAATTACAATTCTTGGTTCTTCATCAAAAAGTCATTCAAAACCATACAAAGCTTCCGGATCCCTCTTTGGTTTCTCTGCTGCATTCCAATCTTATGCAAGAAAACCATACATTGGAATTGGTACTGTTCGTATTTCTGCGATTTCTGGTATTACAGTCAACAATCCATATCAAATACCGAGATCTTACGTTATCATCATTTAATTTATATCATAAATAAATCAGAAGAAAATAGCCGTTTGAGTGAAGTCGCAAGATGACGAAGCAGGTACAGCTAAGAAGAGGATCAAGTGCAGAACATTCGGTTTTCACTGGAGCATTAGCAGAATTAACAGTTGATACATCAAAAAATGTAGCAATAGTACATGATGGAGTTACTCCGGGAGGATGGCCTCTAGTTGGTACTGCAGCGACTCAACAAATTATAAACAAATCTGGTGTAGGTATTGGAACTAGTTCTTTAACAAAAGAATTCCAAGTAATTGGTGATACAGATATACAGGGAAGTATTAACGCAAGAAGTTTAACAGTAACATATCAGGGCCCAGTAACAAGATCTGGTATTATTACTGGAACCCCGAATACAAAAATTATCGGTATTGCAACAAATAATATTAGAGTTGGTTATGCCGTAAGTGGTACGTATATTGATCCTACTACTACAGTAACCTCTTTGGGATTGGGGACTGTATTTATTAATCCAGCAACTATAGACTTTACTATATCAGCAACTGGCAACTTCTTAACCAGTAACGGAACAGTCATTGTTGGAATAGCGACATTGATGACTACTGCTCCACTAAATGTTGGAGATTCTGTTAGTGGTAATGGAGTTTTAAATAATACTACGATTACAGGACTTTCCACATCAAGTAATGGTACTGTAACCATTTCTCAGGCTTCTAGTAGTACTCTAGGTATTACTACTAGAACGGGCACTTCTGCTGGAATTGGTACAACTGCAATTACTGGAGTCACTACAACTTCTTTACAAGTCGGTGACTATGTAGATTATGTTGGTGGTACAGTTGGAATAACGACAATTTATAGCATTGGTGTAAATAGAATTGTTACAAATACTGGTCTTAATACTTCTGGTGCAACATCATTTACTTTTACTAGACCAATAACTTTTGTATTTTCTAATTCAGGATTTGCTACAGACTTTTCTTTTACGGATTTATTATCTGGTCAAATTAACGTTGATGTTTTAAATACAAATAATGCTGCAGCGGTATCATTACTTGTAAATAATGCTACTATTGATAATGCAGGCATTACAACCGCTGGAATTACTAGTGCCACTATTACTAGAGGTACAATTGGTACTGTTGGAATTACTAGTGCCACTATTACTAAACAATTTGTTACCGATTCAAATGTAAATATTGAGTCTATAAATTATGCATATATTAATAGCGGTATTATTACGAATGTAGGATCATCTCAGGCAACTATTCAAAACGCTTACATTCAAAGTGGAATAGTTACTACTATAACTTCCACCAATTCCAATGTTACCGGAATTGGTACTATATCAACTCTGTATGTAGATAATGGAATCTTTGGAAATGTTTATATAAGCACCATTACTGCAGGACGTGGAATTTTTACCACGGTTACGGCAAATTCTGGTATTTTTACAAGTGCTTCCGTAAGTGGAGTAACTACATTAAATCAAGCCAATATTACAGATGCAATAATATCTACACAAACTGTTCAGAATGCTTATATTAATGCTGGAATAGTTACTAATTTAACTTCTACTTATACTAATATAAGTGGTGTTGCAACGATAACAACTTTAAAATCAACCAATTCCAATATTAGTGGCGTTGCAACGATAACAACTTTAAATACAACTAATGTTGATGCGATTGGAATTGCAACTATAAACACTTTATTGGTAAATGCAGGTATTATTACGACTGCTTTTATAGATACTGCGATTGTAAATGCGGGCATTTTTACAACAGGATCTATAAGTACAGCTAGAATAAACACGGGTATTATTACTACAGCTTATATCAACAGTGGAATAGTTACTGGAAATCTAACTGTAAGCTCTTTATCCGTAGACACGTCGTATATTAATATTGGAATTGGTACTACCATCTCCAGTGTTGGATTAGTTGCTTCTGAGTTATATTTTACTTCTGGAATAGGTAGTCAATTATATGTAAGTGGAATAGCAACTTTAAACAGTAGTACTCTCGTAAATTCAAGAGTAAGTGGAATTCTTACAGTCGGCGTTTCTTCTATTATCTTATCTGGAAATGATGCATCTATTTCCGGAGTAACAACTCTAAGTGCAAACCAACTTAATATATCAAATAAAATTGTAGCAAGTGATAGATTATCCTTTACATATACTGGTACATTATCAATAGCAGGCACAAGTATTATTAGTGGTGTCAGTACTTTTGGAGTTTATTCTTCATATGCAGTAACTGGTACAAATATTCCTGCCAATTCTTATGTGGTTTCTATTGGTACAAGTTCAATAACATTGAATACTCCAGCACTCAATTCGGGTATTCAAACAACTAGTTTTACATTTACCGATGGAACAACCGGACTCAGCACAATTCCCAATTTGATTGGTAAGAATATTCAATATACGGGAATTTCCACCTTTGCCCAGGCTTTAATTGCAAGTGGTAATATTTCAAGTGTTACATCATCCAATCTTGATATGACCAATGCCGGTGTTGCAAGTATTGCAACATTGAAAGTTCAAACCGGTATTATCACCAATCTTACTGGTACAAATGTCAAGTATACTGGAATTTCCACTTTTGGAAATGTTGTTATTGGTGGAGCAACCACCGATCTAATTGTAACTGGAAATGCAAGAATAACTGGAGTTCTTACTATTGGTACTGCAAGTATAACCCTTGACCCAGAGAATTCAAATATTTCTGGATTAAATTCAATACGATCCAGTTCTGGTTATGTTACTAATTTCTATTCAAATCAAGTTGGAATCAATTCAACGTTGAATTTTATTGGAGTTAATACCAATACTGGATTAAATCAAACAGTAACGTTTAAACTCTCCCAAACTGGAGTAGCTACAAATTATACATTAACTTTACCACCAACTGCAGGTAAGGATGGTCAAGTTTTAGCAGTTGATGCTTCTGGTAATCTTGGATTTACTACCAACCCTGGTGGTTTGTATGAAAATAGACTTTATGTTTCGGCGACAAATGGTAGTGATACAAACGATGGTAAAACAAAACCAGTTAAATCAGTTAAGAAAGCAGCACAATTAGCTTCATTTGAATCATTTGTTCTTCCTCCTGGTAGATTTTTGGATGCTGCTGATCTACTCACTAAGAACAGAACATTCATTCAAGAAGAAGTTGTAGGATTCTTAACTGCAACATATCCAGGAATTACTACGGATGCAAATTATTATAGAGATGTATGTTATAGAGACGTAGGGTATATTGTAGATGCTCTTGCTTATGACCTTAGTTATAATGGTAATTCTAAGTCAGTAGGAGCTGGTTTATCTTATTATAGTGGTGTCGGTACAAGTTATGTTGATGGTGAAAAAATCCAAACTATTGACTCCTTTACTCATATTGTAGATATTTCTAAATATATTATCAATAATGTTCCACTAGCAGATCCAGGCGGAAGATACGATGATGCTTCTAGATTACTTATTCTAAACAAAAATTATATTGCTGCAGAAGCTGTAGGATATGTAACTGCAATTTATCCTGGATTATTGTCCAATCCAACTTATAGTAGAACTAAATGTCTTAGAGATGTTGGATATATTGTTGATGCTCTTGCATATGATGTTAAGTACGGTGGTAATTATAAGTCCGTTGGCGCAGGTGTTTCATATTGGAGTGGACTCGGTACTAGTTATGTAACTGGAGAACAAGTAGAAACCGTTGATTCTTTTAGATATATTGCTGGCATTTCTAGTTATATTATCAATAATATAACAGTTCCTGTATCCTATCAAGTTGGAGTAGGATCTACTGCACAAGTCAAAGATTTATCAATTGCTTATGATGTTTCTGCAAATCCAGTTGGTTATGCTACTACTGGATGTGCAAACGTAAGAAGTAACATCAATACTCTTGTTGGAATTATCACTACAATTGTTGGTCAAGGCGTTACTTATTCTCCATCAATTACTCGTCCAGTAGGTTTATATCAAACATCTGTATATCAAACTTATGATTTTACTATTGCTTATGATGATTCTGTAAATCCAGTTGGTTATGCTACTACTGGATGTGCAAACGTATTGAGTAGTATTGCAACTCTGGTCGGGGTTATTACAAGTATTATTGGAATTGGATCAACTGCAGCTCCAACAATTGTATCCCCAACGTCTAAATCAAATCCAATTGCTATCATATGTGAAGCTGGTGAATATTTGGAAGATAATCCAATTATTCTCTATGAAGATATTGCAATTATTGGAGACAACCTTAGAAATACTATCATTCGACCACAGAATGCGGGTAAAGATTTATTCCGTGTAAGAAATGGTTGTTATGTAACCGGATTTGCGATGAAGGATTATGCGGATGCTGCAGGTGTTCCACAATATACATTTGATTATGCTGTAGCTTTTGATGATCCCTCAGATACTAGCGTAAGTAGGACTGGTTATGCCGTTAAGACCACTAAACCTAGCATCACCAGATCACCGTACATCCAAAACTGTTCTATTATATCATTCTTGGGTGCAAATGGTATTCTTGTAGATGGTTCTAAAGTTTCTTCTCCGAACCAAGCAATTATTCCGGAAGAAGGTGAAAATCCTGTAGCTGGCTCACAACCTGAATTTGGTAAATCCATGGTTGCTGCAACCTTTACAATGACTTCTTTTGGTGGCATTGGTTGGCGCACAATTAATGATGGTTATGCTCAAGTTGTTTCTTGTTTCCAAATTTTCTGTAAATATGGATCATTATGCCAATCTGGTGGGTATCTATCCATTACAAACTCTGCAACTAACTTTGGATTATATGCATTAAGATCTCAAGGATATAGTTCAAATTCCTTTAGGTTTGATCGTGGAAGAATTGCCTTGACCGGCACTAGTGGTGGATTACAGACTCTCACAGTTATTGGTCTTGGTAGAATCAATCAAGATCTTTACGTTCTAAGATTTTTTGATGATAATTTGATTGACAGAACTTCTAATTTCAAACCACTTACAGTAACACTGGAAGTTAATGCTGCAACTGCAGTAGATACTTCATTAGATACTATTACTTCACTTTCACATCCATTTAGTGCAGGTGATAGTGTAATTTATTATGGAGATGAACAAGCTTTACCACAAAGAATAATTGGTGGACTAGTTAATGGCAACCAGTATTATATCTCATATATCAATTCAAATACATTTAAACTTACAGAAGATGATAGTCTAACAAGAGTTGTTGATTTAACATCATCAACTACAGGTATTAATACATTTGTAAAAAATAATCAAGACTTTTTCAATAAGGCGGTACTTTCTACTCACAACAACTATCAGACTTTGACACTTGCTGGTGTTGGAAGTACTGCACGATTTGTTTCTGGAAGACAAATTACCCAAACAGTTGTTGGTGGAACAGCAGTTGGTTTTGCATATACTTACAACAATTCTACGAGACAATTGGTAGTTTCTGTAGAATCTTCTGGAGGAAATCTTAGATTCTTCCAGATTTCAAATGGAACAACAAATCTTGATATTATTGATCACAGTCCATCTCCAATTTCAATTGGAGTCAGTAACGTTGCTGGTCTCAGCACCTACTATACAACTTATTTCAAAGTAGATTCCACAAATTCTGGTACAGTTATTACAGGTATTTCTTCTCTACCAGAAAACTATCGTTGCCATTTCCATAGACCATCCATAATTAATGCAAATTCCCATGCGTGGGAATATGCAGGTTCCGGCACAGATTATAATGCATTACCGCAAAATGGAGGTTTATCGATAGATGGTAGGGAACAAGTTGGCGAATTTGGTGGCCGTGTATACTCAACTGGTACAAACGAACTTGGCGACTTTAAGGTTGGTAATTTTATTACGGCATATAATAGGACCGGTAATATTATTTTCAATAATACTGTTACAATTGGTACGCTTGATAGTCTTCGTTTAAGTCTTTCTGGTGGTACAGCAATTACGGAATTCTCAATCGATGCAGGACTTGGTGATAATGAAATTTCTGGTCCACAGGATTATCGTGTACCAACTCAATTGGCTACTAGATCATTCCTCAACAACAGACTTGGTTCATTTATTGATAAAAATTTAACGACTAATGCTATTCCAGGTGGAGTTGTGCAACTCAATTCTATTGGACAAATTAATGCAGACTTAATTCCACCAAAAACAGTTAATTACTTCAAATCATCCACTGATGGGGGAAGAATTTATCTTGTCAATACAATACCAGCCACAAATTTATTTAGTGGTGATACTGTTATTGAACCGTCAAATTCTTGGGTTATGATTAGTGATGTTTATAGTCAATATTTAATTCTTGATAATAATACAGTATATAACTTTGCAAATGGAGCTGTTGTAACTAGTACCGTATCAGCTGGTGCTGCTATCGGTGTTGTTACTGCACCCACTTATGTTGGGTATGGTACTACGGGTCTTGTAAGGGGTGTTGGATTGTCTCTAAACACTCTTGTAGGGGGTTCTGGATACTTGGTTGCGGGTATTTACACTGGAATTCAATTGGATTCTGCCAGTGGTATTGGGACCAGTATGACAGCTACAATTACGGTTAGCGCTGCTGGTACAGTTTCCAATGTTGCAATTAATACTGGTGGACGTTATTACGCAGTTAATGATACGCTTACATTGAATAATCCAGCTTCTATCGGAGGTAGAACTGGTGGATCCAACTTTACTACTAAAGTTGGATCAGTTGAAACTAGATTATACTTATCATTAACAAATAATAACAAATTTACCGGATCCGCTAATTTACCTGACTATATTCAAGACGGGAATGCGGGATCTATTTCTACAAGTATAAGCGTAGGAGTTGCTTTAACATCAACATTTTCTCCAACAGATGTAAGTATTGGAGGTAATGTAGACTTCATAAATGATAGAATTGTAATTGGTATTAATACCTTCTCCGATGGAGATCCCGTAGTTTATTCCACGCAAGGCGGAAATGTTCTCACACCTTTACTTGATGCTGAAACTTATTACATTAAGAGAGTTGGTGTTACTTCTGTAGAACTTTATACTACATATGCTCTTGTAACTAAAAAAGACTACACTTCTAGTGGTACAGGTACTCACAAACTTACAAGAGTTGGGGTAAATACGGATACAAATCAATTAACTTTTGCAAATCATGGATTATCTCAGGGGGATCCAGTAAAAGTTAGTGGTAATACACCAACTGGAGTCACAACTGGTAATTATTATTACATTGGTTCCAGAACTACCAATACATTTACACTACATTCGATTAAAGCTGATGCTATCCTATCTGCAAATGGACTTCTTTATAATCCAGTTGATTTAACTAGTGCCAATTCCGGCGGCACTATGACATTAACAAAACAAAATGTTACGTATAACGCTACGGTAAATACATCGTCATCTATTCTCTCCAACTGGGCTCTTTTAGCAACTAGTACAATTGATGCTGCTAACGTTGTCTCTGGTATATTAGTTCCCTCCAGACTTGCTTCTGGAACTGCAAATAATCAAACATTTTTGAGGGGAGATTCGACTTGGAGTAAAGCAGTAAGTTCTGTTGGAATTGGTACGACTCAACCAATTGGTGTTACTTATAGTAGTGCAGATTTAGCATCAGGTGGAGTGGGAATTAATACTTATTATGGAAACGTTCAGTTAACTTTAAATAGAGTATTAGCTACTGGTGATTTATACTCCACTCTTGGTGTTGCTAAATTTAAGAGTTCTACATTTGGTATAACTGGTGATGGCACAGGGTCAGTGTACATTAAGACCTTGGCTCAAGGTGGTGATATTGATGCTGCAACCTTTAACGGTAATGCGGCTTCTTACTACTTGGATATTGCTAATACTTCAGGCAATATTCCAATTTCTCGTGGTGGTACTGGACTTAGTGGTCTTCCATCAAATGGTGCAATTTTACTTGGTAATGGTAGTGTTTATAACTTAACTACAACTCCAACATTCGTTGGTTCCGTATCATTTAATAGTGGAGCCAGTGGCGCAGTTACGGTAGGGGCAAACGGAGACATTGTTCTTACTACTGGTGGAACTTGGAGTGGTGAAAAGGGATATAAACTCCAAGCATATAATTCAAACTTCTATCTGCAATATACGGGATCAATATTCTTCAGGAATCAAAGTTCAACCAATATATTCAATGTTGATCAAACTGGTAATGCAACTGCATCTGGAACAGTTACTGGAACTCAATTAATTTCCAATATTACACAAGGTACATCACCACTAACAGTTACCTCAACAACTTTAGTTTCAAACTTGAATGCTCAGTATCATAATGGATTATTGACAGCAACTGCAAACACGGTATCAACTGTTGTTGCTCGTGATGCTTCGGGTAACTTCAGTGCCGGTACTATTACTGCTACTTTTAGTGGTAATATTAGTAACGGAACAGGTACTCATACTACAGCAACTTTAAATGGTGGTGGTTCAACAACTGCTGGACAATTAACCTTTAGTGGTGCAACAAATAACTGGATTGATTTTGGTACAACTGGTGTTGCAGCCCCTGCATTTACGACAAGAAGTGCTGGACTTAAGATTGCTCTTTATAGTGGAGTAACTGGGTCTACTACAGATTATGGATTGGGAATTGAATCTGGATTCCTTTGGTTTGGAACCCAAACTACTTCAACAGGATTTAAGTGGTATGGTGGAACAACTCTTGCTGCTACTCTAACTGGTGGTGGAGCATTAACACTTGTTGGAGCTCTTTCGGCAACTACATTGACATCCACAGTATCCACAGGAACTGCACCACTCACAGTTTCTTCTACTACATTAGTAACAAACTTAAATGCTGATTTACTTGATGGATTAAACTCTGCAACAGCAAACACCGTATCAACTATTGTTGCTCGTGATGCTTCTGGTAACTTTAGTGCTGGTACGATTACTGCAACATTAAGTGGTAATGCTTCTACTGCAACTCAAGTTGTAGTAACCGATAGTAGGAATACTGTTACTACGCCACAAACTATAAATCAAGGTGTAGTATTTGACTTCAAAGCAAATTCTACAGAAAGTTTAAGTGATGGTGGAACTTATTTTGGTGAGATGACTTTCCGCCAATATGGAAGTTCAACAGATTGGAGTGGTGGTTTATCTCACCAACTTGGATTTACTGATAACGGCAATATTTGGCAAAGAAGTGGTTCAACTACAACTTGGGCAGCCTGGAAAAAACTCGTAGACAGTAGTAATTATAGTTCTTATGCAATTGCTCGTGGTGGAGATACCGTAACCAATGCAATCAATTTCCAATCAAATCTAGGCACAACTTTAGGTGCCTTAAGCTCTCCTCCACTTCAGGCATATGCTACAGGTACTAACGCTGCATTTATGTCATTCCATAGATCAGGTAATTATGCAGTTAATATGGGACTAGATTCTGATAATGTACTCCGAATTGGTGGATGGTCTGCATCTGCAAATAGATTGCAGATGGATATGTCTGGTAATCTTACAATGGCAGGTACTGTTACTGCAAGTTCTGATATTAGACTTAAAGATAATATTGAAATCATTCAAAATGGTCTTGAAAAAGTACTTAGCCTGAATGGTGTTACTTTCACAAGAAAAGATCAGGAAGACAAGACAAAAATCCATGTTGGATTAATTGCACAAGAAGTAGAAGAAGTTATTCCAGAGATAGTTTCCGAAGATAATCTTGGAATGAAGAGTGTTGCATACGGAAACATTGTTGCTGTACTTATTGAAGCAATTAAAGAACAACAAGTTCAAATTGACATCCTTCGTAAGGAAGTTGAAGATCTAAAAAATAAATAAAAACTTGGATATAATTTATAAATACCTCTAGAAGACTAGGGGTATTTTTTTATGGCACAACCAGCCAGTAGAGCGGAGTTGAAAGAATACTGCCTCAAACAGCTTGGAAAACCAGTATTAGAAATAAATGTAGATGATGATCAGATTGATAATCTGATTGATGATGCAATTCAATATTTCCACGAAAGACATTATGATGGAATTGATCGTGTATTTCTAAAACATAAACTTACTCCGGCACAGAAGGACACCATACATCTAGGAGTAACCACCTCCACATCTGCACCAATTGTTGGAACTGGATTAACTTCTGCAACTTGGGTAGAAGGAGTTAATTATCTTCCTCTCCCAGATACAATCATTGGAGTAAATAACGTACTTAAAATTAACGCAAGTACGATTTCTGATGGTCTCTTTAATATCAAATATCAGTTATTCTTGAATGACGTTTATTATTATGGTGCGCTTGATATTCTAAACTATGCAATGGTAAAGACTTATCTAGAAGATCTGGATTTTCTTATCAATCCTACTGCACAAATTAGATTTAATAAGAAAAATCATAAACTTTACTTAGATATTGACTGGGGTAGTGTTGGTGGAGATGAATATGTAATCGTAGATTGTTATAGAATTTTAGATCCATCAAACACACCAACTCTGTATAATGATTGGTGGCTTAAAAAATATCTCACCGCTTTGATTAAGAGGCAGTGGGGACAAAATATGATTAAGTTCCAAGGAGTTTTGCTTCCAGGTGGAGTTCAACTTAATGGAAGACAGATGTATGAAGATGCAATGAAAGATTTAGAAGAATGCGATAGATTACTGAAGACAGAATACGAACTACCACCATTGGATCTCATAGGATAATATGTCTCCACTCAATTCTTACTTTTTACAAGGATCGCCAAGCGAACAAAGACTTGTCCAAGACTTAATCAACGAACAGTTGAAGATGTATGGACAAGATGTTCTTTATATGCCTAGAAAAATTGTAGGAGAAAATAGTATCATCAAAGAAATAACCGCTTCAAGATTTGATGATAGTTATAGAATTGAAGCATACTTGATGAATTATCAGGGTTTTAGTGGAAATGGAGATCTTTTATCAAAGTTTGGTGTAAGAAGTAAAGATGAAATTAATTTGATTATTTCAAAAGAAAGATATGATGATTTTATTTCTCCTCTTTTAAAGTTATGGCCCGCTGATCAAATTAAAGTTGCAACTCGTCCACAAGAAGGGGATTTGATTTTCTTCCCACTTGATGAATCTTTATTTGAAATTAAATATGTAGAGGGTAAACAACCATTCTACCAATTAAATAATCTTTACGTTTATGAACTTAGATGTGAAAGATTTGAATATGAAGATGAAATTATTGATGTTCCAGAAGTTGATATGGATGGTATTAGTATTAATGAGTCCATTAAAGATCTTGGAAACATTTATACAATTCAAATGGTAGGAACTGCAGCAACTACTGCAATTGCTACGGTTTCTTATGCATCTTCAAATCCTTCTGTATATTCTGTTCAATATATTGATCTGATCAATGATGGATATGCATATCTGTCTACCCCAACCGTTGCAATATCTACGGCTGGACCTGGCGGATTAACTGCAACTGCTGTTGCAATTATGACCAGTCGTACAGGTCAAACTGGGTCATCAATTGACAGAATACTTCTTACCAATCCTGGTTATGGATATACTCAACCACCAACGGTCACTATTTTAAGTAATAGTGGATCTGGTGCTATTGCTACTGCAGTAATTGCAAGACGTGTTCTTGGTCCTGTTGCAATTTCTAGTGGTGGAGTTGGATATTCTACAGTTCCAACAATCACATTCAGTGGTGGAATTTCCAGTACATCAGCAATTGCAGAAACCTTTGTCAACACAAATGGAGTTGTTGTTGCAGTTCGTTATTCAAATGCTGGTGCTGGTTATACTACTTTACCAAGTATTTCTTTCACTGATCCAACTGCAGTCACATTTGGTGATTATACTTATAATGAACTGGTAACGGGAACTAAGAGTGGAACAACTGCATATGTTAAGAGTTGGGATGCAAATACTAGAGTTCTTAAAGTTTCTGTTGTAGACGGAAGTTTTGCACTTGGAGAAGCTTTAGTTGGTGCAGCGTCAAGTTATAAAATTTCCTCTGTACAAAATAATGAGTTCTTAGATGCATTTGCACAAAATATAGAAATAGAACTTGAGGCCGATTCAATTGTAAGTTTTAGTGAAAAAAATCCTTTTGGTGAATACTAAATAATTAATACTATCAAAACCACACTCACATTATGTTAGGTCATTATTTTTATCACGAAATATTGAGAAAGACCATTGTATCTTTTGGTACTCTTTTTAATGATATTCAGATAAAACATAAGAAGAACGACGCAACAGATTTTAGTATTCTCACCGTTCCTATTGCTTATGGTCCAGTTCAGAAATTCTTAGCAAGATTGGAACAAGTACCAGATCTAAGAAAAAGAGTTGCAATTACTTTGCCAAGAATGTCATTTGAGATGACAGGAATTACTTATGATCCAGGTAGAAAAGTATCTACACTACAAACTTTTAAATCTTTAGAGACGACTGATAATAAGTTAACAAAAACTTTTATGCCTGTGCCTTATAATATTCATATAAGGCTTTCAATTTTATCAAAATTAAATGAAGATGCTCTACAAATCATAGAACAAATTCTTCCATATTTTCAACCACAATTTACTCTTACCGTAGATTTGGTAAAAGAAATTGGGGAAAAAAGAGACATTCCAATGATTCTTGAGAGAATCAATATGGACGATCAATATGAAGGTGACTATACTGAAAGAAGGGCTTTAATTTATACTTTAGATTTTACAGCAAAAACTTACTTGTTTGGTCCTGCTGGTGGTCAGAATGAGGGACTTATTAAGAAAGTACAAGTTGATTACTATAGTACTACTGATAGAGCCAATTCTACCAGACAACTTAGGTATATTGCGGAACCAAGATCACTTAAAGATTATAATAATGATGGAACTACCACCATTACAGAAGATATTTCAACTGAAATTACAGAATTTACTGTTTCTGATGCAACATCATTAGTCGCAGAGTCTTATGTTCAAATTGATAATGAATCAATGTATATTAAACAAATTAATGGAAATACTCTATTAGTTAATAGAGGTCAAGATAAAACTGAAATTACGACTCATGCAGAAGGAACTGCGGTCAATGTAATTAATCAACTAGATAATGACCTCATCAATCTTGACGATGACTTTGGATTTAGTGAATATCGTTATGAGTATTCTGACGGTAAAGTTTATAGTAACACAAAAGGGACTGATGTATAATGGACTTTGAATCTATTGATAATGCTTTAGAGATTGAAACAACTTCTGTGGAAAAAGAAATTGTTAAAAAAGAACCAAATGATATTATTGAAAAATTAAAAGATAGTCAAAGTCAAATTGATAAAGACTATGAGTATACAAGAGGTAATTTGTATTCTCTTGTAGAAAAAGGTCAAGAAGCGATCAATGGAATTCTTGAACTGGCACAAGAAAGCGATAGCCCAAGAGCATATGAAGTTGCTGGACAACTTATTAAAAATGTTGGTGATGTTACGGATAAACTTTTAGATCTTCAGAAGAAGATGAAGGATATTCATAAAGAAGATAAAGGTGGTCCAACTACTGTCACCAATAATGCGGTATTTGTAGGTTCAACTTCAGAACTTCAAAAGTTTCTTAAAAGTAGTATGAACCCAGATACATCTAAATAATAAGATAGGAAGTAATCTAAAAATATGAGTAAACTCAGTTTCAAGGAGTGGTCAATTCTTTCTGACCTTCAAATCATTGATTCAATCCAAGAGGATTATGAATTCTCTATGGCTAGATCTGAGTTGAAAACTACTCAGGCAGCAATTTCTAGATTGATGCAACATCTTAAAGGTGAAGGTGAACTTGAAGCCTGGATTCAATCAAAGATCACTAAAGCAGCTGATTATATTGATACTGTTGCTGATTATATTGATAGTGGTGAAAGTGAAACTAAAGATGAAGTAAAAGAAGCGGTTCTTGGAAGACACGAAGATAGAGGAAAGAAACTTCGTTCAAAAGAAGAAAGATTGGGTAAAAAGAAAGAAACTCCTGTTGCACCAACTGGACCAAAGATTACTAAATTAAAACCAAGAGGTCCAAGAAAGGGAGAAGCAACTGCATCTCAGGTACAGGGGTGGAGAGGTACTGATAGAACTAATACAAATCGTAAAGGACAGACTGCACCACAAGCAAAAGCGGTTACAAAAGAAGAGTGGTCAGAAAAGTATAAAAAATCCATAGATTGCGATCATCCTAAAGGATTTTCTCAGAGAGCACATTGTCAAGGAAAAAAGAAAAAAGTAAAAGAAAATGTTGAATTTACTGAAGCATTGAAGTCACATTATTCAGTGGATCAAATTGCAAAAAAACATAGATTGGATGCATCATTTATTCAAAATCAACTTGATATGGGTATCAAGATTGAACACGAACACGTAACAGATAAAGATACTGCAACTGATATTGCACTTCAACATCTTGATGAAATTCCAGATTATTATACTCGTCTCAAAAAGATGGAAGCGAGTGCAAAGAAAGAACATAAGAAATTTAAAGACGTAAAAGAAGATACTGAAATTCTAGATGCAAATGGAACTCTTTTTGCAACAGTTATTGATCTCATTAAAGGAACCGATGAAAAATTTAAAGGTTTTAGTAATGTAGAAGAAGAAAGAAAGTCTGGAGATTATTCCCTTCATGATTGGTTTTCTAAGAGTAAGTCCTCCGATGGAAAACCTGGATGGGTCCAGTTAGGCGGTAAGTATGCTGGGAAACCTTGTGCAAAACAACCTGGACAAGATACAAAACCAAAGTGCGGTTCTTCAAAAATGTCTGCGGAAATGTCTCCTGAAGAAGAAAATTCTGCTGCAAGAAGAAAGAGAAGAGAAGATCCAAATCCAGATAGAAAAGGTAAAGCAAAAATGGTTGATACCAATGAATCTGCTGGAGAAAAAGATGCATGTTACAAAAAGGTAAAGAGTCGTTTTAAAGTTTGGCCAAGTGCATATGCATCTGGAGCACTTGTCCAATGCCGTAAAAAAGGTGCTGCAAATTGGGGCACTAAGAGTGAAAATACAGATTATAGTGATACAGATGACTTGGATAATCCTATGGGGAAACATAATATAAAGACACACGAAAAGAAAATTCATTTTCATGATGAGGTACATAGATATTGTCCAATGTGCCAAAAAGATGAAAAGGCTTCAGAATGTAAATATGGGACCAAGTATTGGAAAATGTTCTCAGTACCAGTAGACTTGGCTCCTAAAAAATTTACTATTGCAACAACTCATCCAGGAAATATGCCTGAAAGTTTGAGTTTTGAAGTTAGAAAATCATCTGGGGCTGGTGCATTAACTCCTGCAGCTGCTGCACAACTTGGACCAAAAGCAATAGAACTCCAGAAGAAGAAAGCTGCTGGCGTTGATTTGCCATTAAAATCAACACCAGGATCAATGGCAAAACTTGCAGATTCAGTAATTCATCCTGGACAACTAACAACAGAAGACTATCAAAGACTACAATCTACGGGAGCAGTTTATACTATACTATTCTCTTGGAGAGGTAGACCGATGATGAACCTTCAATTATTCTTCCCAACTCAAAAGAGACCATCCAAAGATGAAGTTAAATTGCAAGTTGAGAAATTGTACCCTGGTGCAGTAATAATGCAATGGTATCCAAGTCCCTCCGATCCAACCAAACCAATTGTAGTTGTTCAAAAATAAAACTATGAATCCTGATGACATAAAACTTGAAGATATTAATAAAATGCTTGTTTATGAACAACAAGTAAGACTTATAGATAAACTAAATGAAAATCAAGCAAAGGATTTTGCAAAAGCTTATTGTAAACTTTTTCTCCAACAACAGGAAGTAGTATCTAATTTATCAAAAAATTTTTGAACTGAGTTGAATTATGTCTGATCAGGTATATCTTGGTAATCCCAATTTAAAGAAGGCTAACGTAGCCGTAGAATTTACAGAAGAACAGGTACTTGAATTTATCAAGTGTAAAAATGATCCTGTCTATTTTACTAAAAAATACATCAAGATTGTCAACGTTGATGAGGGATTGGTAAATTTTGACATCTGGCCATTTCAAGAAAAATTAATTAGTAATTTCCATAAGAACAGATTTAATATCTGCAAAATGCCTAGACAGGTTGGAAAAACAACCACTGTTGTATCCTATCTACTACACTACCTTTTATTTAATGACAATGTAAATATTGGTATTCTGGCAAACAAAGCGTCAACTTCAAGAGAAATCTTAAGTAGATTGCAGTTATCTTATGAAAATTTACCCAAGTGGATGCAACAGGGTATTGTATCTTGGAACAAAGGTTCGTTAGAACTTGAGAATGGATCTAAGATACTTGCAGCATCCACATCGGCATCTGCTGTTCGTGGTATGTCATTCAACATTATCTTTTTGGACGAATTTGCGTTCGTTCCAAATCACATTGCAGATGACTTCTTTGCATCTGTTTATCCTACAATTTCTTCTGGTAAAAACACAAAGGTAATTATCGTTTCTACCCCTAAAGGTATGAACCACTTCTACAGAATGTGGCACGATGCTGAAAGGAGTAAAAGTCAATTTGTTGCAACTGCAGTTCACTGGTCCGAGGTTCCTGGTAGAGACGAGAAGTGGAAACAACAGACGATTGCAAATACTAGTGAAGAACAATTTAAAGCAGAACACCTTTGTGAATTTTTGGGTTCTGTTGATACTCTTATATCTGCATCAAAACTCACATCCTTAGTATATGATGATCCAATTACAAGAAGTGCTGGATTGGATGTTTATGAAGAACCGCAAAAAGATCATAATTATGTGGTAACAGTTGACGTTGCTCGTGGAGTTGAAAAGGATTATTCAGCATTTGCTGTGTGTGATACTACAACCTTTCCATATCGTTTGGTTGCAAAATATAGGAATAATCAAATAAAACCAATGTTGTTTCCAAGCATCATCAAAGATGTAGCGAGTGCATATAATAAAGCTTATGTCTTAGTAGAAGTTAACGATATTGGAGAACAAGTGGGACAAATTCTCCATTTTGATTTGGAATACGACAATATCCTTATGTGTACAATGAGAGGTCGTGCTGGTCAATTAGTTGGTCAGGGATTTTCTGGAAAGAAATCGCAAATGGGAGTTAAAATGTCCAAGACTGTTAAAAAGATTGGATGTCTCAACCTCAAAACTCTTATTGAAGATGATAAGTTAATCGTAAAAGATTATGAGACCATTAGTGAATTAACTACTTTTATTCAAAAAGCAAACTCATTTGAAGCAGAAGATGGTTGCAATGATGACCTTGCAATGTGCTTGGTAATTTTTTCTTGGTTAATTGCACAGCCTTATTTTAAAGAAATGACGGACAATGATGTCCGTAAGAGAATTTATGAGGAACAGAAAAATCAAATTGAACAAGACATGGCTCCGTTTGGATTTATGAGTGATGGATTAGATTCTGGAGAAAGTTTTGTGGATGAGAGTGGAGACCGTTGGCATACAGATGAATATGGAGATATGCAATATATGTGGGATTACAGATAAATGGATTTTGAGCAACAAATTCAATTACAACATTTAATTTTTACGCAAAGAAAATGTAGAGTTTGTGGAGAAATAAAGGATTTATTAGATGGTTTTTATTTAACTCGTAAGGGTAGAGGGGATATTCCATCTGCGTATTCATATGAATGTAAAGTATGTACGGTACAAAGAATTACTGAGAATAGGAAGAAGATTGATTCCAAAGTGTATTGGGAATACCCAGATTGGTAATGTTCACTGGTTGTTTCCCCAATGTAAGGTTAGCAATTTATAAATACATTTAGTCAAGTTGAAGCTTCTTTAGAGGGAAAGACATGTCGCTAAACTTAGTATCACCAGGCGT